GCTCGAAGTCGCGAACGCTGCATATGCGACGTTCACAGCCAGCGGTGGTACGCGCCGTCGCTACCGCATCGGCGAGCGCGAGGTCGAGTTCACCAGCGCGGCGGAGATCGTGCGGACGATCAGCTACTGGACGAACGAGGTCCGACGCGCCCAGCGTGCAGATGCGCTCGCGAAGGGTCTCGCCGACCCGCGCAAAACCTACGTGAGACTCGATCGTGCCTAACCGCATCGCCTGGTGGAAGCGCGTGCTCGTCCGAGCCGCTGGGATGCAGCTCGTGCAGCGCCGCCCAGCGACTGCGACGCGGAACTACGCCAACGCGCGAGACACACGCACGACTACCGGATTCGGGTCGAGCGGCAACGCCAGCGCGGACGCCGAACTGTCGCTCGACCTAACGCGGATGCGGGCACGCAGCCGTCAGATGGTGCGCGACGCGAGCTATGCCAAGCGCGCGCGTAGCATCATCGTGAACAACGTCATCGGCGGCGGCATCGGCATCCAATCTCAGGTCAAGGGCGTGCGCGGTGAGCCGAACAAGTCTGTGAACGAAAGCATCGAGCGCGCATGGTGCGAATGGATGCGCCCGGGCTCGTGCCATACCGGCGGTGCGCTCCACTTCTTCGACCTCGAGCGCGCCGCGCTCGGGCAGGTCGTCGACGCTGGCGAGGTCTTCATCCGTCTGCATCGCTACCGCTTCGGCGAAAGCAAGGTGCCGCTCGCCCTCGAACTGATCGAGGCCGAGCGCATCGCCGACACGCTCATGGACCCGGGCACGTTCGCCGCGACGCCGGCCGAACTGCGCATGGGGATCGAGGTCGATCAGTTCGGGCGCGCTCTCGCTGCGTGGGTTCGCGACCGCCATCCCGGCGACATCCGTGGGCGCGTGTCCGGCACCGACCAGGTACGCCGCGTGCCGGCCGAAGACCTGTGGCATCTGCGCGTCATCACGCGGTGGCCGCAGACGCGCGGTGAGCCGTGGATGCACACGGTGCTGACGCGCCTCGACGACACCAACGAGTACACCGGCAGCGAATTGATGGCGGCGCGCGCGCAAGCGATGACGTTCGCCTCGATCGAGCAGGACCCCACGGACGGCCCGCCGCCAGGGCTCGACGGTGTCGGAGCGCCGAACTCACTCGCGACCGAGACGGACGACACCGGCCGACAGACGATGGCGATCGAGCCGCTCATGATCCAGGAGCTGGAGGCCGGGCAGTCCCTCAAGTTCCACAGCCCGAACCGCCCGAACAGCGCGCTCGACCCGTTCATGCGCTACATGCTGCGCGAGATCAGCGCCGGCCTCGGGGTCAGCTACGAAAGCCTGAGCCGCGACTACAGCCAGAGCAACTACTCGTCGAGCCGCCTGTCGCTGCTCGATGATCGCGACACGTGGCGCGTGTTGCAGCAGTGGTGGATTCGCTCATTCCGCGAGCCGCTGCATCGCGAGTGGCTGCGCTTGGCCGTGATGGCGCGAGCGGTGAACGTGCCGATCGACGCGCATGCGTCCGAGCCGGAGCGCTACCTCGCGGTCAAGTTCAAGCTCCGCGGCTGGAACTGGGTCGACCCGACAAAGGAAGTTGCCGCCTACAAGGAGGCGATCAAGGCCGGATTGACGACCACGACCGACGTCATCGCGCAGACGGCCGACGGCCGCGACATCGAGGACATCATCGAGACACGGCGCAACGAACTGGAGATGTTCGAGGAGGCCGACATCGAGGTCGATACCACGGTGACCGCGGCGGAGACGGCGCCGGCCGGCGCGGCCAGCGCCACGCCGGAGACCGAGCCGGAAGACAACACCGACGAGCCACCGCGGCGCGTCGTTTCGATTGCGAGGTGAAGTGATGGCGGAGCGAGCATTCGATCTACGCGGCGCAACGATGCGTCGCGAGAAAGAGGGCGGCGACCTCACCGTCGAGATGGCGTTCGCGAGCGAAGTGCCATACGAACGCTGGTGGGGGATCGAGGTGCTGGACATGAAGGGAGTCCGCCTCGGCCGCCTCAACGATGGCGACGGAGGCCCGGTCCTCTATAACCACGACTGGAACGAACTGCGCGGCCGGCACGTCCCGGGCAGCGTCCGCGCGGACTCCGACGGGGTGCTTCGTGGGCAGGTCATCATCCCCGCAGCGACCCAAGCAACGCGAGACACCATCGCGCTGATCGAGAGCAAGGTGCTGTCGAAGGCGAGCGTCGGCTACCAGATCCACAAGATCGTCGAGCAGAGCAAGACCAAGGCCGGCAAGGTCGTCGAGCGCGAGATCGACGGCGCAACGTTCGAGCGACTGATCGGCGAGCGCGAGTCGCACCGAGACGCCAAGCGCGGCAGCTGGCGCGACCTGCGCCGCGAACTGGACGAGATTGCAGGCCCCATTAAGAACCGGGCGGACGACGAGCCGCCCGTCTACCGAGTCGTCGACTGGGAACCGCTCGAGAACTCGTTCGTCACGGTTCCGGCAGACAACGGCGTCGGCGTGGGCCGACAGCACCAAGTTTCCCAACCCGCCGCACCCGCGGCATCCACCGAAAGGAAAGCCAACATGGCTGACACTCAAGCCGCCGCGGGCGCAGTCGCGGAAGACAAGGGTACGCAAGCCGCCGCCGCGCAAGCGCGCCAAGGCCCGACCGCACTCGACCTCGAGAAGGCCCGTGTTCGCACGATCGAGACGCTGTGCGAGGCGAACAAGCTGGACGCCACGTTCCGCGATTCCTGGGTCGGCGACGGCCTGTCGACGGAACAGGTCGCCGACGAAATCCTGAAGGTCGTGAAGGAGCGCTCGAAGAGCCACCGCACCGACGAACCGGCGCGCCTCGGCCTGACCGACAAGGAGACGCAGCGCTTCTCCATCTTCCGCGCGGCGCTCGCGATCGCCGACGGCAACTGGTCGAAGGCCGGCTTTGAACTGGAGTGCACGCAGACCATCGCCAAGCGCCTCGGGCGCGAGGCGGTCGACCCGAAGAAGTTCTTCGTACCGACCGAGGTGCAGGAGCGGCAGATCGTCGTGCCTCCGGGCGCGTCGATGATGGTCGGCCCGCACGCGCGTGGCTTCGCCGGCTACCAACAGCGAGACCTGACGGTCGGCACGGCGGCGGCCGGCGGCTACCTGGTCGAGATGCTGCGTAACCGCGCTGTCGCGTTCCGCCTCGGTGCGACCCCGCTGCCCGGCATGCGCGACAACGTGACCATCCCGCGGCAGACCGCAAGCGGCTCCGCGACGTGGCTGGCGAACGAAGCCTCGACGATCTCCGAGATCACGCAGACCTTCGGCCAGCTCTCGCTGACGCCGAAGACGGTCGGCGCCTACACCGAGGTGTCGCGCCTGCTCATGCTGCAGAGCAATCCGGCGATCGAGGGTATCGTCACGTCCGACCTGTCGACCGTCACCGCGCTGGCCGTCGACACGGCGGTGCTCACCGGCAGCGGCGCGAGCGGCCAGCCGACGGGCATCACCAACACGGCGGGCATCGGGTCTGTGACTGGCACCTCGCTGGCGTTCGACGACATCCTGGAGTTCCAGACCGACGTCGCCGGCGCGAACGTGATGCCGCAGCGTGGCGGGTACGCCACCACGCACGCGGTGGCTTCGCTGTGCATTCAGCGCGTCAAGTACACGTCGACCGCCTCGCCGCTGTGGGAAGGCAACGTGTGGGACGGCTCGATGCAGGGCTTCCCGGCGATGGCGTCCAACCAGATGGCGTCGGCAACGATGCTGTTCGGCGACTGGTCGCAGGTCCTCGTGCCGGAATGGGGCGTGCTCGAGGTCGACGTGAACCCCTACGCCGGCTTCACCGCTGCCATCATCGGCATCCGGGCGATCTACACGATGGACTGCGGCCTGCGCTACGCCGGCGCGTTCAGCCTCGCCAGCTCGATCACCTGATCGATCACCTGATTGATCCCATCTTCGCAACCATGCCGCTGACGAGCGCAAACACATCTGCGCTCGTCGGCGGCGCAACTGGAGACCACATGGCAACGCAACGTCAGACCGAATCGCAGATCAAGTGCCGCGTCAACCGCCCGTTCTGGAAGGACGGCCGAGTGCACGATATCGGCAGCGAACTCGTCTTGCCGGCCGCACTCGCGAGCGAACTCTACGCAGCGGGCAAGGTCGAGCGCGCCGAGAACGAGCCGAGCGACTACCACCGGCAGCAGCTCGCCGATGCCAAGGCTCGGCAGGCGCGGAAGAAGACCGCGAAACCGGTCGCCGCCTGACCATCACCACAGCCACAGGAGAACGACCATGCTCAACGTGTGGGCCAGCGCGGCCACGAACAACCCAAGCATTAACCCCGCATCGTTGGCAGCTGGCGCGAACAACGGCGCTTATGTCGACATCAGCGCGGCCGAGGGCGAGGTGCTCGTCGAAATCCCGGTCGGCGCCGTCACCGGCTCCGTCGTCGTCAAGGTGCAGGATGCCGACGACACCGGCGGCACCAACGTGGCCGACCTTGCAGGGGTGACGACCGCGAGCTACAGCACCGCGAACAGCGTGACCAAGCTGACCTTCCCGGCCAGCAGCTCGCGCAAGGCGATCCGTGCCGTCGCGACGGTGACCACCGGGCCGATCGTGATGGGCGCGACCGTGAAGTTCATCCCGAAGATCGTCTGAGGTCTCCTCCTGGCCCGCCTAGGGGCCATTGGCGCCGGGCGGCGCGTGTCGCTCGGCGTCCTTTCTGCAAGGCAACCACATGGCGTTCGCTGAAGACATGTCTGTGTTCATGGACGAGTCCGGATTCGCCGAGGCCGTCGTCGTGAATGCGGTGACAGTCTCGGCGATCGTCGACCTCGATACGCAGGTCGCACTTTCGGATGTGCTCTACACGGCGACGACGCTGCTGCTTCCGGCATCCGCCGTACCAGCCGCGGCCGAAGGGCAGGCATGCACCGTGCGCGGCGCGGCGTACCTGATTCGCCAGGTACTGCAGGAGCCGCCTGACGGCGCGCTCGTGCGGCTCGTGCTCGTGAAGGTGTGAGCGCATGACGCTCGCCGCCGCCCAAGTCGTCGACGCGATCGCTGCTCGCCTCGTGCCCACAGTGACCGCCGGGCACGTCACCGCCGACCGATTCCATCCCATCACGACGGCCGACTGCCCGTGGTGGAAGGTGTTCCCGCTTGGTGACGACATCGAGGCCAGCACCGACGGCGCGACGGAGAAGCACGACCTCACCGTCGAGTGCCGCGGCTACGTGCGTGCCGTCAGCGGCGGAGACGACGCGATGCACGCGCTGCTCGCTTCCGGCCTAGCGGCCGTGCATGGAGCGCAGGCGGCGCAATGGTCGCTGCAGACGATCAGCGTGCAGTGGCAGACACTGAGCGAGAACGGCGCCGACTTCGGCGCCGTGCTACTGCGCCTGCGCGCAACCTACTACACAGACCGCACCGCCCCCGAGGCGTTTCTCTGACCCACCCCAACGAAAGGCCCTCATCATGAGCGTCACCCTTGCCGACGGCTCCGTGCTGTCGATCGCAGCCACCTACGCCACGTCGAAGAACATGACGGCGGTCTCGAACGCGAACCCGGCCGTCGCGACCCTGGAGGCGAGCCACGGCGTCGCCGTCAACGACATCATCGAGATCACGTCGGGCTGGGGCGGGCTCGATGGCCGCGTCGTCCGTGTGTCCGCGGTGGCGACGAACGACGTGACGCTCGAAGGCGTCGACACCAGCGACACGGCGATCTATCCGGCTGGCGCGGGCACCGGCACCGTTCGCGAAATCTCCACCTGGTCGCAAGTCACACAGGTGATGGAGATCGACAGCGAGGGCGGCGATCAGGAATACTTCGAGTATCAGTTCATGGATCAGCTGTTCAAGCGCCGCATCCCGACCGTCACCTCGCCGGTGACGATCAACCTGCAGGCCGCGAACGACGTGTCGCTGGCGTGGGTCACCACGGTGCGCGCAGCTCAGGCCGCGCAGACTCCGAAGGCTGCTCGCCTCACGTTCCGCAACAGCGCGAAGATCTACCTGAACTCCTATTGGTCGATCGGTCAGATGCCGCAACTGCGACTGAACGAGGCGTTGCGTCGCGCCGTGAGCCTGGCCGTCGTGGCGCAACCGGCGGAGTACTCGACCTGATGGACCTCTCCGACATCAAGCGAGCGGCGGAAGCAGAGCGCGAGTTCTCGCACACGGTCGACGGCATCACGTTCAGCCTGCGCCTGCCGACAGCACACGAGGTCCGGTGCGTGGCGTCGGACAGCGGCGCGACTAGGGGTGGCGTCGTGCGAGCGCAGCGCGCTACGACCGAACTCGCGATCATCGGCTGGACTGGCGCCAAGGTGGCGCACATCCTGCCGAACCACAAGCACGGCGAGGACGAACTCGCCTTCGAGGATGGCGCGACCGCCGTGCTGCTCGATGCGCGACAGGACATCGCTGATGCACTGTGGGAGCCGTTGCTCGAGCGGCTCGACGCGCAGCGACGCACGACGGAGGCCACCGCAAAAAACTCGCCGCGCGCATCCGCTGGAGCGAAAGCCAGCGCGATGCGCGCAAGCTCGCCGGCAGCGGCCTGAGCCTTCTGCAGCAGGCCGAAGCGCCGCCGCTCGATCCTGTGGCGCGCCAGGCAATCCACTGCTGGAATTTCTGCGGCGGCTGGGCGCCTGAGCGCTGGCCCGTCTATCACGCGCTGCACCCGGCGCCAAACTGGCATGCCTTGATCGACGCCATGCAGGTCATCCGAGAGCAAACCGAACATGGTTGACAAACGCGTAGCATTCCAGCTCACGGCGAGCGACCGCACCGCGGCGGTGTTCCGCTCGGTGCGCGGCAACCTGGAGGGTATGGCGCGCAGCGCGGCCGTGCTCAACACCACGCTCGGCACTGTGGCCGGCGCGTTTGGTGGTGCGTTGGCGGCCGGGACACTGACTGCGTTCTTCGGTTCCATCGTGCGCGGCATCGATCGGCTCAACGACCTTCGCGACGCCACCGGCGCCACCGTGCCGAACTTGAGCGCGCTCGAAGACGTAGCCGCACGCACCGGCACCAGCTTCGACGGCATGGCGTCCACGCTGGTCAAGTTCAACAAGTCGCTGCAAGAGGCAGACCCAGGCAGTCGCACCGAGCGAGTGCTGCGACAGATCGGGCTGAGCGCGCGCGAACTGCGCGACTTGGACCCTGCGGAAGCGCTGCGCCGTACCGCCGTTGCCTTGGCCGGCTATTCGGTCGACGGAGACAAGGCGCGCATCGTCCAAGAGTTGTTCGGCAAGAGCATCAGCGAAGCCGGGCCATTCCTCGCCGAACTGGCGGCGCAAACCAAACTGACTGGTAAGGTAACCAGCGAGCAAGCGGCCGCGGCGGAGCAGTTCAACAAGGAACTGCTGACGCTTCAGAAGAACGCGACGGATGCAGCTCGCGCGCTCGTGATGGAACTGGTGCCGGCGCTGAACCGCCTGTTCGAGGCGAAGCGCACCGGAGGGTTGTCGGCCGCTGGTGGCGCTCTGCTCGGATTGACGGAAGCAGACCGCGAAGCGAACGCAATCCGTCACGCGAAGAACGCACTCGATGCTGCACAACGCGCGCTCGAGGCCGGGCCGAGCCTGTTCACGCGGACGATCGGCAGCAAGGAGGACAACGAGCGCGAGCTGCTTCGGCTGGAAAGCGAGGCCATGCGCGCGCAGGAAAGACTCGACCACCTGCTTCGCAGGCAGGGCGATCGCGCAGCGCAGGCAGAGTCCGACAACGAACTGGCGCGTCGGTTCTCCGGTGGACGTGCCAAGGCGGGGCGCGTCACCGACCCGGTGCGCGACGCTCGCCTGACCGCCGAACAGATCGCCAAACTGCAGGCCGAGGCCGAGGAGCAGGCCGCGAAAGACACGGCGGAGGCGTGGAAGTTCTGGGAGGGACAGCAACTTGCAGACTACAAAGCACTGATCGATGCGCGTGATGCGGCGACCCGCGCTCAAATCGAGGCTGACGAGCAGGCGGCGCGCGATACCACTGAGGCGTGGCTATTCTGGGAGGATCAACAACTCGCCAACCACAAGAAGATGGCTGAGTCGTGGGAGCGGCAGATAGCGCCGGTGCAGGACGCAATCGGAGACACACTTCTCGCTGGAATCGAAGGCCGCTTTGAAGACATCGACGATCTGTGGCGCAATCTGCTCCAGCGTATGATTGTCCGCGCGCTAGAGGCCCGGCTCAGTGAGGCACTGTTTGGAGTCACTGGCACAGGAGGTCTGCTCGGCGGATTCTTGGGCGGCATCTTCGGCGGCGGCAAGGCAGTAGGCGGGTCTGTTGACGGCCGGCATGCCTACCTCGTCGGCGAGCGCGGGCCGGAAATCTTCGTGCCGCGAGCGACAGGTGAGATCATCCCCAACGGCCGGGCCAAGAGCATGCGCACCGGCACCACGGTAGCGCCCACGTACCAGATCCACATCGACTCGCGCACCGATCAGGCCGAGGTGCAGCGTCTGGTGTTGGCCGGCATCACGCAGGGCAACAAGCAGCTGGTCGACCAGATGCACGCGATGGGCAGGCTGTAGGCATGGCGATCATCACCCTGACTCAATCGCTGGTGTCCACGCTCGGCGTGGGCGGCGTGCAATGGGGCCAGCGTCGATACGACATCGCCGGAGGCAACGATGCCACCGGCAACACGCAGGATCGCCTCGGTGCGCCGCCGCGGTGGACGATAACGCTCGCCGCGCCTGAATGGATCGAGGTCGACAAGGCCGTGCTGTGGGAAACGCTGTCGCTGCAGATGCGCGGCCGCGTGAACCACCTCGCGGCCTGGGACCCGAAGCGACCGGCTCCACGTGGAACCATGCGCGGCACGATGACGCTCAACGGTGCGCACAGCGCCGGAGCGACGACGGTCAACATCATCGTCACAGGCACAGGACAGGTCGGGACGACGCTGCTAGCCGGTGACCCACTGCAACTAGGGACCGGGCTCGGCACAAGCCAACTTGTGCGCGTCGTCACCGGCGGCACTGCGGTCAACACCGCAGGCAATTCGACCATCACCGTTACCGTCGAGCCGCCGCTGCGGCTTGCATTCTCCGGCGGCGCTGCTGTGACGTGGGACAAGGCGCTCGCGTACTTCAAGCAGCAGACAGACGCATCGGTTTGGACCTACCACACCGGGCGCGTGATGCAGGGCTTCGCGCTCGACCTGATCGAGCGCTGGACCTGACGCCATGCTCACCCTCGACGGCACCGCATCCGCCCGCGCCTCGGCATCAGTCGCCGGCCGCCACTACCTCGTCGACCTCGACTTCTCGACCGGCATGCTGCGCTACACCACGCACGCGCTGCCGATCGTGCATGCCGGCAACACGTACACCGCGCTCGGCGATCTGGTCGACATCACTCCGCTGAGCGAGAGCGAGGACCAGAACCGCGACCGGATCGAGATGGCATTCTCGATCGTCAACACCGCGATTCTGGCGGCGATGATCGGACCGGCGAGCGTCTACCGCAACCGCCGAGTCACGATCTACGGGCAGCTGATCGACGACACGTACCAGGCCGCCGGTGCCGCAGTGATGCGCTGGCGCGGGTACATGGACGCGCCGCGCGTCGAACGCACGCCATCACCACCGGAAGGCGGCGCATCGCTCGGCAAGATCGTGCTTCCGTGCTGGCGCGCGGGTCAGGCCCGCATGCGCACCGCGCAGGGGCTCCGGCGCACGCACGCGCAGCAGCTCCAACGCACCGCCGGCGCAGACACCGGCCTGCGCTACACGCAGCAACTCATCGAGCAACCGAGCCAATGGCTGAGCAAGCGCTTTCAGCAGGTGTGAAATGAGGCTCAGCGTCGATCCCACCGACAGCGGCTACGTGCGTGAGGCCCTAGGCAGCCGCGTGCGCGTGTTGCTCGATGGCGTCGAGATCCGCTGCGTGTTCACAGCCGACGAGGAACGCGGGCTAGTCATCGTCGCTGACCTGGATGAGTTCGGCCGCTCACGACTGGACCATGCACGCCGCGCGATTCGCAAGAAGACGCTCTACGGGCTGGTCCGCGTCGAGATCCCGCCTGACAGCCTGCTCGGCCGTTCGCTCGGGACGCGTTGATGCTCGCGCAAACGATCACGATCGACTCGGCCTGCGATCCAGAGATCGTGCGGAGCAGCGTCGCCGTCGCGGTGCTGCGTTCACGGCTCGACGCCTACCTGGTCCGTGCGCTCGCCCGCCCGTTCGACTGGGCCGAGTACAACTGCTGCCACTTCGCAGCCGGATGGGTCCGCGCGGTAGAGGGGCGTGATCCGCTCGACAACCTGCCACCGCTCGACGGCGCCAGGTCCGCGCGGCGCCTGTTGCGCTGGCTCGGCGGGCTGCCGGCGGCCGTGACGCAGCGCCTCGGGCGAGCCCCTATCGAGCCCGCACAGTGCAAGATGGGCGACCTCGTGGCGCTGCCGCTCCAGCGGCTAGGCAAGCAGCGGCCCGGCTACACGCTCGGCATCTGCTGCGGCGAGAGCGCTGCGCTGGTACCGGCCACGGTCGCGGTGTTTCTGCGCGAGGGCGGCGGCGCGATCTGGTGGCCGACGTCCGACTGCTCGCACGCGTGGGCGGTGCGCGCATGATCCGCAGCCTGCTGCTCGGCAGTGCATTGTTCGGCGCCGGTGCTGCGGCGTGGGCGGACCCGGGGACGATCAGTTTCATTCTGTCGTCGAGCATCGCGATCGGCACGGCGGTCATCTCCGTCAAGACGATCATCCTCGTCGGCCTCTACGTCTACGGCGCCTCCCGCGCCCGCAAGAAAGCCCGCAAGGCGCAGGCCCGCGCGCGGGCTGAGTACAACGCCAGCCTGCAGGATCGCAACATCACGGAGCTGCAGGCGCTGCCGCCCTGGCGGATCGTGGTCGGTCGCGCGCTCACCGGCGGTGACGTACACGCCATCTTCACGACCGACAAGACAGGCTACCGGGAGAACGGCACCACGTACACCCGGCCGGATGCGCTTAAGCACCTGGTGATTGTCTTCGCCGACCACGAGTGCCAGGCGATCCACGAGCTATACATCGACGGCGTGCCGCTCGGGCCGCTCGATGGGAGTGGGTTCCCGACGGGTGGCGAGTTTTTCTCGACCCGCGTCGACACGCAACAGGCCGTGATTGAGGGCGGCGGCAGTGTGACCGTTGCCCGCCCGGTGGTCACTGTGCTGCAGGCGTATACGCAGCAGGGCAGTGGTGACAACTACAGCACGACCAACGTTGCCGGCTCGATCACGCTGACGAACGGTAACCTGACGATCAACGGCCCTGCGAACGCGGTCGTCGACTACACGGTGCAGGCCAACCTGAACACGGTGCGTGTGCAGAAGCACCTCGGCACCAGCACACAGACGGTAGACACCTACCTAAACAGCGTCGTGCCGAGCCAGTGGACGAGCACCGACCGACTGCTGAACAAGTGCTATATCGTGCTGACGCTCGACCTCGAGGATCAGCGCTTTCAAGGGGCGCCGCCCGGCATCGTGGCCGACATCAGCGGCCGCAAGGTATACGACCCGCGTAAGGACTCGACGAACGGCGGCAGCGGATCGCATCGCGCAACCGACTCGACGACGTGGGAGTGGAGCGACAACGCTGCCCTGGCAACCCGCGACTACCTGCAAGCCGAGTGGGGATACGACAACGACCCGTCTGACATCAACGACGCGTTCACGATCGTCGCTGCCAACGTGTGCGGCGGTGATTCGCCGTATTTCCGCCACAGCGCGGCGGTGCAGGCCAAGAGCGACACGGTAACCGCAAGCGCGACGGCGAATACGATCATCTTCACGACCGACCAGCCATACGCGGTCGGAGACGGCCTGCGATTCACGACCACCGGCACGCTGCCTGCACCGCTCGCCACCGCGACCACGTACTACGTGATCAAGGATGCCGACGCGAAGAACTACCGCCTCGCGACGAGCGTCGCTAACGCCTACGCCGGCACCGCGATCGACATCACGTCGACCGGCAGCGGCACGCACACCTGCACCTGGCACGATTACGCGCCGTACAAGGCCAATGGCGTCATCGTCACCGAGGGCGACGGCAAGGAGGCAACACTGGACGACCTTGCCGAGTCGATGGCCGGAGAAGCGGTCTACGGCGCGCAGTGGGAACTGATCGCCGGCGTCTGGACATCGCCGATCATGGACCTCGGCGACAACGACCTCGCCGGTCAGATCGAGATCGTGCAGGCCGACACGCCGCTCGACCAGCTCATCAACAGCGTGCGCGGCACCTACATCCCGGCCGGCAAGAGTGTGCCGCAGGAATTCGACAACTACGTCAACTCGACGCTGGTGACCGAGGACGGGCAGGAGCACTGGGAAGACCTCGCGCTGCCGTTCACCGACTCGAAGGTTCGCGCCCGCAACCTCAGCCGCATCCGCGTCGAGACCGGGCGCAACGGGCAGGTCATCCGGTTCCCCGCGACGCTCAAGGCATGGCCGATCCAGCGCGGCGACCGCGTGCGGATCAGCAGCACCGAGTACGGGCTGACGCTCAAGAACTACCGCGTGACAGACTGGCAGGACGCGCCGCAAGCGGTGGTGCTCACGTGCCAGGAGGATGACTCTGCCGCTCTGGACCTCGCCGACCAGGCTAGCGCAGATGCGACGCCGAACACCGGGTTGCCGAGTCCGTGGGTCGTGGCGCAGCTCGGCAGCCTGAGTGCATCGAGCGGCCTGACGACAGGCATCCTCACAGCCGACGGCTCTTGGCAGGCGCGCATCAAAGTGACGTGGGCTGCCGTCACCGACGCCTACATCACAGATGCGGGCCGTATCGTCGTCATGTACCGCACGCCGCGCGGCACTGAGTGGCTGCGCGTCGAGGTGCCGGGCGGAGAAACCTCTGCGTTCCTGCCGGGGGTGCGCGAGGGAGATCCTGTCGTCATTGAGGCCGTCGCGCTGAATTCTCTAGGGCAGTATGGGCCGCCCGCGTTTCTGAGCCACACGGTGGCTGTGACGCAGGACCCGAACACCTTCGCGTCGACGGTGCTGGTTGCCCACGGCACCGCCGGCTCTCTGCTCGTCACGCCGGGGCGCGTGGTCAAGATCGCCAACGGCGGCGCGTGGAACGCCGGGGTGTACAGCAAGTCGCCGATCCAAGGGGCGTGCCGGGTGTCGTGGGTGGTGCCGGTGGCGGGCACCGATTGGCACGTCGGGCTGAAACTCAACCCGTCCGCAAGTACCGACTACACCTCGTTCGACTACGGGATCAACGGCGCGGCCGCCAACACGATCGACATCTACGAGCTGGCATCGCTGCGTGCAGACAATGTGACCACGCACGCGGCTGCCGATGGGTACTCGATCGACTACACCGGCAGTGCGGTGATCTATCGCAAGGGGTCGACGCTGCTGCGCCAGCTTGCGGTGCCGCCCGGGCTGACGTTATCTGCAGCAGTGGCGCTCTACGGCGTCGGCGCCGAGGTCTCCAACATCAAGTTCGAGGCGCTGTCGCCAGCGCCGCGCGGCAACCTGCTCGACACCGGTAGCTGGACGGTCACGGGTACGAGCGCAGACCAGGGGACCAGTGGAGGCAATAGATTCGTCCGCGCCGGAGATCCGGCAACGGAAGACATAGTCATCATGGCCGCGGGGCCGGATGGCAAGCAGGCGGTCTACTGGGAGGCCACGTCGAGCGAGGACGTTATCACCGACGCTGCCGGCGCAGGTGATGGTGGTTGGGTGACGGACTACGTGCCGATTGATGCGACGCAGCCGTACAGGTTCGTGACTGCGTTCTACCTGCACACGGTGACTGGCACTGCAGGGACTTTCTTCTTCGGTCCCGGGCCGTCGTTCTCCAATCTGCGTGTCGCAGACATTGCCACCGGCGCACAGGTAGACAACCCGTACTTCTTTTCCATTGCGCGCTCACAGCTCGTGCCAGGGCGGCTGTACCTGGGCGAAGGCTGGATCTTCCCGGCGAGCTTCGGGACGACGCCACCGAGCCCCAGCATGAGCGGGCTCTATGACACCGTGACTGGGCAGCGTGTAGCCAACGGGGCGGATTTCAAGTGGATGAGTGACGCTGCGCGAGTTGCGCACCGTACATTCCAGTTCTACAGCAGCACGGGCAACAAGACGCGCTGGGATCGGCGCTTCCAGCGCCTCGAGATGGCTGACGCTGCGATGCCAAGCATCGACGAACTGCTTGCCGTTGCCAAGACAAGCGGTTCAACGAACCGGCCGATCAGCTTCGCCGACGCGTACTCACTGAACGGGCAGTTCACGAACTGGGTGCTTGGGCAGACGGAGCCTGATTCGTGGACGGCATGGAACAACCCTGCAGGCACGATCACCAAGGAAACCACGACCACACGCACCGGACCGAACGCGGTGCGCATGACGAACGCGTCGTCGAGCAACGACGTTGGCCTGCAATGGATTCAGGCTGCGTTCACCTCTGCGCCGCTGCCGGCGGGGTCGTTCTTCGAGGTCGGCGTCGACGCCTACGTGGTGTCGAACACGAGCGGCGGCTCGCCGCAGCTCTTCGCGAGGCTATTCACAAACAGCGCGTTCACCACACAGCGTGATACAGCGGTGGTGATCGACAAGACGCAGACCGGTGCGTGGCAGACCGTGAAGGGCCTGTGCGCCGTCAACAGCGGCGAGCGAATCTACGGCGTCTATCTCTACCTCATGTGCTCATGGTCCGGGGCCTCGGGGGGCCGCTGGCTCGGCGACATCATCTGGGACTCTGTGACGTGCGAACTGCGGACGCCGGCGAATACAGAGCACATTGTCCCGAACGCAGCGACGGACGTCGTGCAAAACACGAGCACGACGCTGTCGAAGTCTTTCACGGCGAGCGCCGGATTCCCGTACCGGGTCGAGCGTTTTCTTCAAATTAGCTGGACCAACAACACGGGGGCAACGGTCACTGTCGAACTCGCCTCGCTAATTTATGGGACCAAATCTGCTGGCGCCGGTAGTGTGTGGCTCGATGCGAACAAGCAGTTTAGTTCGGCAATGACGAGCGGTGACTTCTCGTCCCTATCAGCCGACCTGCAACACACAGACGCAACATCAAGCCACAAGCGGTATGCGCACAACGAGGTTGTCGATGTGTCGAGCGGCTCGACCTTGTACTTTTGCCTGACGGCGTACATCAACACCGCAGCCGGCACCACGACGGATTACTCCGGCGGCGGCAATCTCAGAATCACTGTTCTGAAGCGGTGAGGCACTGGCATGTAGAGGCCGCACCGTCTGCTCGTTTGATGCAAGCCGGAACACCGTTCGGGCCATAGGCCACGCCATCTATGACGCGGCATCCGTCATCTCCTCCGCCTCCACACCCCACCAGCACTACCACCACCGCCAAGAGAATCGCACGCATGATCTACCTCCAAAGTACAGCCGCACGATATGCCATTTGGCTCGCCTGTGCAACACTGGCGATCCTGCCAGCACTGGATGCCCGCGCATACGACAAGCCCGAGCCGCCGCCGGCGCTGCGCAACATGCCGCCCGACGGCTGGGGCGGTGCCAGCGCGCACTTCGGCTACAGCGCAGGCATGGGCATGCTCGGCTCCTACGTCGCGCCGAAGCACCCGTGGCCCGTGTTCTTCGGCTGCCTCGGCGTCGGGGTGATGAAGGAGCTGCGCGACCGGGACAAAGCGCCGCCCGGCTTCAGGCATGGACTGTTCTCCCGCAATGACCTGAAAATGGATGCCCTGGGCTGCGCTGCTGGCGTCGGCCTCTTCCGCTACGTGAAGGAGTTCTGATGGCAACCGCATTCCTCTCCGGCCTCCTCCTCGGCCTCATCGTCGCGCGCATGTGGACCCTGCGTGCGAACTACCGCAAGGCGCGCAACGAAGGCGCCGGCCGCATCGAGGCCATCGCGGCCACGCTCGTGCAGGGCGGCGGTGGCGGCGGCCCGCGCGAGAACCCGTGACCCACTGGCGCGGCGCCTGGGCGATCGTGCTGCTGGTGGGATTCCTGCGGCACTACGGCTGGTCGTGGTTCGACCCGGCCATCCGCGGCGACGTGAGCAAGGCGCTCGGCGGCGCGGCGCTGCTGGTCGTGGTGCCGTTCCTCTGGCGCGCCTGCCCGACGCGGATGATGCTGCTAGTGCTCGCCTGGTGGAGCTACGAGGCGCTGCTGATCGTGATCTGCGCGACGGCCTACGTGTTCGCGCCGTGGCCGCTCGAGGTGGGCGAGCCGATGTGCTCGGGCAAGCTAGGGTTCAACCTCGGCGCGCTCGGGCTCGTTATCATAGCGCTGGTGCTCTGTCAAGCTGTTAGAGCTGACAGGTCCGCCGCGAAGGGGATTCGACCATGATAGCGGTCACTCACATCATGGAGTCCGCAGACGATCGACGCCGGCGCAGGCTCGCAGAACTGGAGCGCGCCCTCGACGAGGCGTCGGAAGACGGCCTCGGGCTCGTCGTCGCCGTCATCGTCACCGCCGTCGTCGCGGTGGTCGGGTTCGTCGTCGCAGTCGCCAAGGTGCTGCGATGACGCCGGAGCAGGCTCGGGCCGTCGTCGACGCCGCTGCGGGAGTGCCGCAGTACGAACTCGCCATCCTCGGCATCGTCGGGCTGTCCGGGCTGTTGTCGCTCTTCGTGTCGGTCACGGTCGCGCTGCTGTGGGGAAAGTGGCGGGACATGGAACGCACCGTGCGGCTGATGCAGGCGCAGGTGACCGAGATCGACCGCCTCGTGGTCGGCGAGTACGTCAAGCGGCCGGAGCTGGAGAAGGCGATCGACAGGCTCGTGGAGGCGCAGCGCGAGGAGCGCAAACAGGTGATGGAGATGCTGCAGGCGATCCAGGCAGGGCTGCAGCAGAAGGTCGACCGCCAGGACTGCGACCGCTGGCACGGGATGATGAAGCCGTGACACCTGAACTCGCCGGCAACTACCTGGCGGCCGTCCTCTCGACCGCCGTCGTCGGCGTGCTCATCCCCCTGTTGATCCTGTTCGGCCTGTTCTTCGGGCTGCGCGCGATGGTGCTCGGCGCCGTCGCCGAGCCGGGCGGATTCTTCGGCCGCATGCTGAGCGACGAGGCAGGCAAGCCGAGCAGCGATCGCATCGTCAAGCTGGTCGCGGTCATCATCACGGGCTGGATGTGCGCGGTGATCGTGTTCAGTCAGCCGCAGCTCACCATCGAGGCAATGGGCCTTTACATGGTCGGATGGGGCGGTGTGGACCTGACGAAGCACTGGCTCAACACGCGGCCGGCCGTAGCGGCTGCCGCACAACCGAAAGGACCGTGATGCTGCAATCCGAGAAAGACACGATCATGTCCGCCTTCCGCGCGGCGTTCGAGGGCGCGCTGAACGCCGTCAACGGCATCGCGGTCGAGGAGCCGGCGCCGCCGGTCGATCCCACGCTGCAGGCGCAGCTCGACGCAGCCAATGCGACGGTCGCGCAGCAGGCCCAACGGCTCAACGACATGGAGATTCGCAATGGTGCAGTCGAGGCGAAACTGGCGATGGCTCGCACCGCTGTGTCTGACCTCAGCGCTGCTTTGGCCTCGATCGGTTGAAGCGCAGGCGCCTGCTGTCCCGTCGTGCTGGCCGCTACTGAAGAACGCCGACTACCAGGGCTCCGAGATCATCATCGGCGAGGGGCCGACGTGCCGCTGGGCGACGTGGGTGTGCTCGCCGACCTCTGCCGCCAGCTCGCCGGTACAGCCAGTGATCGCGGGGCGGAAGGACAGCAATCCGATCGCGACGCTGCTGGGGCGCATGCGCCTGCTCGCAGACTCGCCCGACCGCGCGACCGCGATGCGATTGATGTGGCGCACGTTCGTGACCGGGCCGATCGACCCCGTGTGCGATACGGAGTACCGGAGCGCGCCCTGATGCCGCCGCTCGCCGCGCCGGTGCCGTGGGCTGAACTCGCCCGCCAGTGCGGGCTGAAGGTGATCGACGGGAAGGTGCACTCATGACGGCTGCCGTATCCGATCCAGTCGCTGCGGCGCTCGCTGCAGACGAGCCATACATCACCATGCGCGACTACTGGATGCACCGCGACGCGCACTACGCGCTGCAGCTCAGCACCGACATCCGCGCCAATGCCGAGCGCACGGTCGACTTGGCGAATCGGCTGCTCGAGCGCGCGGCCGCGGAGGGCGTGTGCGCGAGCAAGTCCGACAACGGGTTCGGCTGCGTGAACAGCGGGTGGCGGCCGGCATCGGTCAACGCGCAGACCCCGCGCGCGGCGAAGAACAGTAAGCACATGACCGGGCAGGCGATCGATGTCTCGGACGATGACGGCGTGCTCGACGAGTGGCTGCTGAGCGACGCCGGGCAGCGTGCGCTCGAAGACCTCGGGCTATGGATGGAGCACCCCGCGGCGACGAAGGGCTGGTGCCACCTGCAGACGGTGCCGCCGGCGAGCGGGCGCAGGGTGTTCTACCCGTGACCGACGACACCTGCGCAGCCTGCTTCGGCCCCGGGCCTCTCTACCACGCGCGCTGCGAGGAGAAGCCCGAACGGCTGAAAGACATGCCCATCGGCATGTACCACTGCCCAGACTGCGGAGCGATGATCGTCGCGGGGCTTGAACATCCGTGGCTGTGCGAGTCGTGCAACAATCGCGCCGTGGGCGTGGAAGACGGCAATCCGCCGGTCTCATAAGCCGGAGATACTCGGTTCGACTCCGAGGCCCGCAACCACCGCATGAAGGGCGCACATGAACACTGACAAGCAGCGCATCGAGGAACTTGAGCGCCGCGTGCGCGAGCTGGAGACGAGGCCGCAGGTGGTGTATGTTCCGTACTATGTCCAGCCGCCCGCGCCACCACAATGGCCGTCGCAGCCGCACCCATGGTATCCGCTTGTGTGGTGCGGGATACCGGGAACGACCCACCGCCCGCTAACTTCTGGCGCAGCTGATCAATACGCAGGCACCATCACCATAACTTCGATGTGAGACGCCGTGATCGGCGCCGCCCTCCTTCCCCGCATCCTCGTCGTCGGCGGCATCGCCGTGCTGCTGTGGGGCGCGTGGCGGTGGCACGAGTACGCCAAGGAAGAGACCTTCGAGGCGGGGCGAAAGGCGGGCGCCGCGCCGTTCATCGCCGAGGGCGAACGGCAGAAGGCGGCGAACGCCGCCACCAGCGCCGCTCGAGCGCAGCTCGACTCCCGCGGCGAGTTCCGCTACCTCGAGGCCATGCAGGCCAAGGAGAAGGCAGATGCCGACCGCAAGGCTGCTGATGTGCGCCGCGGCGCTGTGGTTGTCCAGCTGCGCGACGACCTCGCAGCCGCTCGCCGTGCCGCCGCCGAGCGTCCCGCCGATACCGGCGGCGCTGACGGAGCCAGACTCGCCCGCTGCGAGCAGCTACTCGACGAGGGTGCAGGAGTGGTCGCAGACCTCGCAGGCAGCCTTGCAGCAGGCGGCGACTTGGGCAGCGAGGGTGCGGTACTACTGGACGAGTACCGAGCGCGGAGGCAGCGCGGGCTCGACTGGGCCGAGGCCGCAACGCTGAACGCGCCGCCGGCCTCAGCGCCGAGTGGCGGTGGGATGCGTTGACGCGCTAGCCGGGTCGCACCATGCCACCGGCTGCGCCTGCCCAGATAGCTCTGCTTCGATGGCGCGGATGCCGGCTTTGTATCCAGTGATGTAGGCTGTGCGTGATCCGTGCAGTTGCCCCATGTGGAGACCTCGTGGCCCCGCATCGCGTCGGGTGGTTTGAGCAGCGCCGCCGCTTGTCGCGCGATGCAGTAATCGAGCACCCGCACCGGAGACCAATCTGCGAACGGACTAATAAGCGCACTCATTCCCACCTCGCCCGATACGCCGCGACCACCTTCGCCGCCTCTTCCGCCGGCAGATCGCGCGCGGCGTCCAGCTCGAGCCCGGCCGTCTCCGCGCTCGTCGCGGACTCGATTGCGGCGATGTAGTCGGCGGCGGTGCGGGCGGCGGGCGGCGCATCCGCCGGCTTCGTCTTGCCGGTCGGCACCAGCGTCATCGGCGTCGGCTTCTTTCGCGGCAACTTGAGGTCGAATGTCCGCGGCTTGTCCAGCTCAGGCGATCCCTTCACGCGGATGCCTGGTTCGACCTTCGGCCCGACACGCACCGGCGTCGTGTAGAGCGTGACCTTGTGCCCGAGCCAGTTGTCGGTCTCGCGCCCCCACAACTCCTTGATACACTCGGCGTTTGTGCGGTTGAGGAGCCAGCCGCGCTCGCTCTTCGATTCCTTGAAGTAGACGATCACGCGATCCTTCATCTTGCCCGCGCCTGCGTCGTCGGTTGCCTTCAACGACTCAACCTTCTCGAGCGTGACCCTACCGATCGTCAACGTCGGTTCCTTGCCGACCAGCTCCGCCGCGGTGATGTAGGTTCCGAGAAACCCGAGTCCCATGTCCATTTCATGCCCCTAAGGACAGGCCGAGACCATCTGCGTCGGCGTCCTCTTCGTCGAGGAACAGCCAGGCCGGTAGTTGCAGCGCCTGTTCCTCAGAATAGCGCCCGGGCCACGATTGCGCGTCGGTGTAGGCGCGCAGTTTCTGCATCAGTTCGCCGACCTCCTCTGCGCCGGCGTAGAGGTCATCCTCGGTTACGACGAAGACACCGACATCGTGCGGCGGCGTCTTTTCGACTGCGATCAACCGCACTTGTTCCGGCCGCCACCCGAGCGCGGCAGTAACACCGGCGCCGTAGTGCGCGAGCTGGCAGTGATAGCCGTAGCGCGCGGCGGCGTTGCCGAACTGGCGCCCCTCGATGCTCTTGGCGGTCTTCAGGTCAATGAGTGCGCGCCGGTGCGGCTGCAGCCAGTCCGGCCGCGCCTTGCACCGCATGCCAGTCCGGTCGTCGACCCAGCGCAGCACGCGCTCGTATTCGCCGCCGTCCAGGTACGGTTGCACGAGCGGGTGTCGCTTCACCGCGTCGGCCATCGCGACGGCAACCTCGATCTCGTCGGGCTTGAAGATCGTCTGGCCATGGTGCTCGGCCTTGAACGCCTCCCACTCTTTGCCGCGACGGGTGCCGCCCTCGTAGATTGCGAAGTCGCGCTCGAACGTATCGGGCTCGAACACGAGGGCATGCGTGAGGCGGCCGAGCGCGAGGTCGTTAGTGTCTTCGCGCGGGTTCGACAGCGCGTAGTGATAGGCGAGGCCGGAGTCGCGTAGGTACTTCAGCGTCGACCAGTTCACCCCGTCGAGCGCGGCGTACTCAGTAGGTGTCATTTCTGTTCCATTGCGGCGTCGATTACTGAGCACCACTCGTCGCCGGGCAGTCTGGTCAAAATGCGCGCGGTCTCACCGTGAGGAGCATCGTCACGCAGCCACCGATACCGCGTCGCCTCTGCCTGTAGGGCTTCGATGGCGGATCGAATTTTCTCACGGGCTAGGCGCACCTCTGAGGCAATGACCACCCTTTCGAGGCCAGTTTTCAAATAGTCATCTGCCAGTGCCATGATTTCGTCTGTGGTCATCATGACCTCTCCCACCACACCAGCAGCGCCCGGCGCGGAGTGATGTTCGCGCGCAGCTGCGCGACCTGTTCGGCTGTCAGCACCCCGCCGTCCAGCGTGTTGCGTGCGTAGGCTTCGGCGCTCGCGATGTCGCGCCGCAGATACCAGCACGCGAGCGGGCGCAGCAGGCGGACCCACAGCGGGCGGCGGGTGTAGGTGATGGTGGCGATCATTTCTTAGCCCGGCTTTGCTCGATCAGGTCAAACACCTGGCGCCGTGTCTCGCGGAATCCGTACAGGATGCCGTCGGTAATGTCGACGCCCAGTTGTTCCCGGAATCCTTCCATGCGGCTGCCGATAGCGCGGGTCAGAATGCGCAGCGCCACATATGCCACGATCGAGATGCAGATGATGACGGTCAGCGAACCTAGCACACGATCAGCGAACAGCCACCAGACGAACGCCTCCTTGCCGGTGGCCGTGAGGGTGGCGAACGCGTCAAGGATCAGCTTGAGTTGTTCAGTTGTCATTGGTGGCTCCTGTGGTGGTTGTGGCCACTTACGGGCACCGGATTAACGGATGTCGTGAAAAATCGCGACATCGAGCACCCTGCGCAGCCATTCGCTGCCTCCGCGGCGCTCGAACTCTTGCCGTTGCCCCGGCGTGACCCACGCCGCGACACGCTTGCTGTAGATCGGGCTGCCGTGCGACGCCCGATGTTTGAGGCGGTGCTGGCGCTGCTTCGGTTGCTTGCCGCGGGTGGTCATGCGAGTCCCTTGCGCGTGATCACCAGTGCGAGAACCCCAGACAGATACCCGTAGCTCATTGCCACGTACCACGGCGACGGCGAAAGCACATAGTGCCCGAGCACGACGAGCGCGACGGCGACGCAGCAGAACATCAAGGCGTCGGCTAGGCGGCTCATGCCACCACCCCCGCCCACATCGCCGCGAGCACCGCGAACCCGATCCCAGCGCAGACTGCGGCGCTGGCTTCGAGCGGGTTGCGCCAGTCGATCAGCGACCGCACGATGCGCGGGCATTCAGCCACTTGCCCGTCAACAGCCTTGCAAACGTCGTCCGGCGTGGCTCCGCAAACGTAGCACCGCCGCCTCCGCATCACCTGCGTCTGCGGCCAAGCGGTGTCGACCCGCCGCGGGCCGTGCATGCTGCGTTGGTTCACTCCGCATCCTCCACCGTGTAAACCTCGCCGTTGCCGATGGCGCAGTCGTATGCGTGCTTGTCCGACCGCCAGCGCCACTCGATCGTGATGTTGCCGTGCGCCTCGATCACAGCCTCGGCCCAGAGCTTGGCGCCCTCGGCCCAGAGCTTGTCGCCCTCGGCCCAGAGCTTGTCGCCCTCTGCCCAGAGCTTGTCGCCCTCGGCCCGGAGCTTGTCGCCCTCGGCCCGGAGCTTGTCGCCCTCGGCCCGGAGCTTGGCGCCCTC